TCATTTTATTGGCCTTATTTCTTGTCAATTTACAGCTAATGCCTAATATAAGTATAATATAACTATTATATTAAATTAATATGGAAGCGATTGAACTATTGAAGAATAAATTTGGTGTAAGCCAAAAATATCTTTATGAGTTGAAAGATGGAGAAGAGACAGTATTAGAGATATATTGGAATCCATTAACTATTGCAGAAAGAGAATCAATCGTTGCTAAATCTGGAGACTCTGCATCAAGTGAAGATTTCGCATTGAATCTAATGATTACAAAAGCATTGGATAAAGAAGGTAATAGATTATTTCAAGATGGTCATAAAGCGTCATTAAGAAGAGAGGTAAATGCTGGAACTTTACAGGATATACAACTTGCTATGTTAAATTCTGGATCTGAATATAAATTGGAGGAAGCGAAAGCAAATTTAAAAAGCTAAAAATGATTGGTTCTTTATTTTCTTTTTAGCCACTGAATTAGGTTTGACTGTTAGTGATTTAACTAACAAGTTATCACAAGAAGAATTTACGAATTGGATTGCATATTATGAGTTAAAAAGAGAATATGAAGATAAAGCAATACAAAATGCAAAGGATAAATCACGAGCAAGAAAACAATAAAAGCGGTACACTAAAATAAAGTTTTGGTTTTAGGTCGAATCAAATGGCAGGAGAATATGGCGTAAATATTAATTTAAGAGTTAAAGGGCAATCAGGACTTGATAGATTAAAGGCAAAGGTAAATGAATTAACAGCAAGTGTAGATAAAATTCGTGGTATAGACATAATGAATCCTCGTAATACAGGGGGTGCTGGAGGGAAAAAAGCAAGACAAGAATTAAAAAAATATACAAAAGATATGGAGGATCTTGTAAAACAAGTAAATAAGTCAAAAGGAGCGTTTGGTAAGACAACGAATCAACAAATAGCAGCAGCAGAAGCTTTACAAGAATATTCAAATAATTTAAAAATTGGAACAAAAGAACACAAAGCAGCTATAGCAGCTACAGAAAAACAAGTAAGAGCAACTGATAAAGAAACTAATGCTATAGCTAAAAATAATGAAATGAAAAAGAAAAATAGAGATTTAGCAAATAGAATAGGAGGTTTTGGCGGTAAACGAGGTGCAAAAACAACAGGGGGAGGTAAAGGAGTTTTATCAAGTGCATTAATCAGTGGTGCATTTCCACTTTTATTTGGACAAGGAATACCAGGTGCAATAGCTGGTGGACTAGGTGGTGGAGTTGGTGCAAAGTTTGGTGGACAGATGGGAGGTTTTGCAGGTGGTCTTGTTGCTACTGCTGTTCTTCAACAGATGCAAGAATTATTCGCAAGTATAAATACTTTAGCCAGTGCTTTTAATGAATTAAATCCAAATATAGAACAAGCTACAGTTGCATTAGGTTTAAATGGAACAGCAGAAGCAGAAAGAATAAAACTTATAGAAAAGTCACAAGGGAAGATGGTTGCATTAGCTTTAGTAACAGAAAGAATGAATCAAGCGATAGGGGAGAAAGGAGTAAAAAACTTAAAAGAATTTTCAGAAGCAACACGTTCTCTTGGTAATAGTTTTAAATTAGCTATGACAAAAATGCAAGTTGCTTTAGCTCCATTCTTTAAAGCATTAGCCGAAGCAGCAGGAACAGTTACAGGGTCAGGGAAAAAAGAGACAGAAAGACTTGCTCGTATAGGTGGTTCAGAAACAGATCCAGAGCTACAACGGCTAGAGGCAGAATTAGCAGGAATTGGTTCAGCTAGTGGAGGAGGAAGACAAGCCGTTAAAAGAGCATCAGATCGAAGAAGAAAGGTACAAAACCTCATAGATGCAAGAAAAAAAGAATTAGCTGAAAGTGGTAAAAATTTAGAAATAGAAAGATTAAGGGCTGATAAATACGATGAAATAACTCGATCTGTAGAAAAGAAAAATCTATTTTTAAATGAATCTATAACTCTAGGTGGTCGTGAAGCTGAAATACAAGAAAAACTTCGAGATTTTGATAGAAAAGCTCTTGAATTTGATAAAGAAATCAATATGGAAGAAAGAAAACAATTTGAGAACGCTCTACGTTTACAGGAAGAGCTTGAACGTGTAAATACTTTATATCAAGGTATTGCAAGTACAGTTCAATCAGGTCTTGTTGATGCAATCGAAGGTGCGATAAACGGAACTAAGACTCTTGGCGATGTAGCTCGTAGTGTATTCGGAGCGATCCAAAGACAACTTATAGATTTTGCTGCAACTTCTTTCTTGAGAGCAATCCCTGGTATTGGAGGATTCTTTGCAAATGGTGGTAGACCTCCTGTTGGAAAACCTTCGATAGTAGGAGAAAGAGGGCCAGAACTTTTTGTTCCTAATAGTGCAGGAACTATAATTCCAAACCATGAGTTAGGTGGTATGGGTAGTTCTACAAATGTAGTAGTAAACGTAGATGCTTCTGGATCGTCTGTTGAAGGAGATGAGCAGCAAGGTAGAGAACTTGGTCGTCTTATCTCAGTTGCAGTACAATCTGAAATATTACAACAAAAACGTCCTGGAGGTTTACTTGCATAATGGCTACTTTTCCTTCGATTACTCCAACATACGGACAAAGAAAAAACTCAGCACCATTAACACGCACTATTCGTTTCGCTGATGGGTATGAACATAGAATTTTGCTAGGTTTAGCACAGCATCAAAATCCTAAAACATTTAATTTTACTTTTAATGTCTCAGAAACAGAATCAGATACGATAGAAACTTTTTTAGATGCAAGAGCAAATGATAGTGCCAGCTTTACTTTTACACCACCTGGAGAAGCTAGTTCATCACAGTTTGTTTGCGAAAGTTGGAGTAAGTCGATACCTTATAACAATAGAGCTACAATTCAAGCTACATTCAGAGAAGTATTTGAACCTGCATCCTAATGTCAGTTAATTCAGCAGTATTTAGTGACTTACAGTCTATAAATCCCTCCGCAATTATTGAACTATTTACATTGCAGCTATCTACATCCTTACACGGATCGAATGATATTTTCCGTTTTCATGCTGGCAGTAGTCTTAATGCAAATGGTGAAATAGTTTGGAAAGGTGATTCTTATTTGAGATTTCCCATACAGGTAACAGGTTTTGCTTTCCAAAAAGGACAACTGCCTCGTCCAAAAATGACAGTTAGTAATGCAGGTATTATTCCAGGATCAGGAATTATTTCTGCTATTCTTTTGTCCGTTAATGAAACTACAGCAGGTAATGATCTTACTGGAGCTACTGTTACAAGAATAAGAACGCTTGCTAAGTTTATTGATGATGCTAATTTTGCTGATGTCACGACAACAACTACATCAACTCAAACGGTAGCTGATCCTTCTGATGCTGAAACTGTAACCTATACGGTAACAGTAGTTAATGTTGAAGGAGTAAATGTTTTTGCTTTAAATGGAACTAATAATCCTGTTATTACAATGAAACGTGGTTCAACTTATATTTTTGATCAATCTCATAGTTCAAATACAGGTCATCCTTTAAGATTTAAACAAAATTCTGGCAGTAGCTATTCAACAGGAGTTACGGTTGCTGGAACTCAAGGATCTGCTGGTAGCTCTGTAACTTTTCAACCTTCATATCCAGACGCTCCATCAGATTTAAGATATTACTGTACTGTTCATGGTAATGCGATGGGAAATACTATTACTATGAATAATCCAAATACAATACAACAACAAACAACTTCTTCAACTACAACTACAGGGAACCCTTTTGGTACTCCAGATCCAAATGCAGAGTTTCCTAGAGAAGTTTATGGAGTCGATAGAAAGTCAGCAGAGAACAGAGAGGTCGTAGAGTTTGAACTGGCTGCACCTACTGATCTTGCAGGTATAAGGATTCCAGGTCGTCAGGCAACTCGTAGTTTGTTTCCTAGCATTGGTACGTTTGTTCAATGACTTGGAAAGATAAAGCATTGGTTCATGCGAAAGACCAAGATCCTAAAGAAGCTGTTGGATTATTACTCAATGTTAAGGGCAAAAAAAGATATTTTCCTTGTCGTAATCTTGCATTAACAGATCATCAATGTTTTATTTTAGATCCAGAAGATTATGTGAAAGCAGATAAGACAGGTGAGATTGTAGCTGTAATTCATAGTCACCCTGTTACTCCTCCGATTGCAAGTCAGGCAGATAAAATTAGTTGTGAAGATAGTGGACTTCCGTGGTATATTGTTAATCCTAAAACAGAACAATGGGGATATTTAGAACCGTCAGGATATAAAGCACCGATTTTGGGTCGTCAATGGGTTTGGGGTGTTACTGATTGTTGGAGTCTAGTTCGAGACTGGTATAAAGAAGAAAAAAATATTTTCCTTAAAGATTGGGAAAGGCCAACAACTCCAGAAGAATTTTTACGTAATCCATTATTTGAAAGTTGTGCTTGGCAAACAGGTTTTAGAGAGCTTAGAAAGGATGAAAAATTAGAGAATGGAGATGTTTTATTAATGAGTATTTTGCATCCAACTTTAAATCATGTAGCATTATTTTTTGATGGCGATGTTATTCATCATTTAGCCGATAGACTATCTTGTAGAGAACCCTATTCAGAGTGGTTGTTAAAATGCACTGGTAAAAGGTATCGCTATGCTTCGTAAAGTAAAACTATATGGAAAACTGGCAGAATTTGTCGGACATAAAGAGTTCGAGGTGCAAGTTGATAATGTTGCCAAAGCAGTAAGTTTCTTGATACATAATTTTCCTGGTTTGGAAGAACACATGAGTCCACAGTATTATCAGGTAAAGGTAGGTAATTATGATATTGATAAAGATGAAATTGATTATCCTGTTGGAAGGGAGGACATACATTTTATACCAGTTATAGCTGGAGCAGGAGGTGGCGGAAGAAAGTTATTATTAGGAGCAGCTTTAATTGGTGCATCCTTTTTATTTCCAGGTGCAGGAATGTTTGGTACTTTTGGTCTTGGCGGTGCTGCTGCTGTTAAAGGTGGTGTATTAACTGGAATCGGAACTTTTTTAAGTGGGGTTGGTGCAAGTTTAGTTTTGTCGGGAGTTAGTGAAATGTTATTTCCTTTACCCAAGCCTCAAGATTTTAGTTCAGAAGAAGATCCCAGGTTATCTTTTAGTTTCGGTGGAGTGCAGAATACATCAAGGGCTGGTACTCCAATACCAATAGTTTATGGTGAAATAATTACAGGAAGTGTTGTAATAAGTGCAGCAGTTGACACTAATCAGGTAGAAGCATGACAGACGAAATTAAAATTATTAAGGGTTCTGGAGGTGGTCCAAAGCCACCACCCCCTCCATACCGTGCTCCTGATACTTTACATAGCAGAGCTTTTGCTACTGTTCAAGATTTAATTTCTGAAGGTGAAATAGAAGGTTTTGCCTCTGCCTCTAAGGAAGGTCTTGTAAAAGGAACAACTGCTTATGAAAATGCAAGTTTAAAAGATGTTTTTCTTGACGATACTCCTATTTTAAATTCAACTGCTTCTAGTTCAAATCCTGATAGTAGCGATTTTAATTTCACAGATGTAACTTTTAAATCTAAGTTTGGAACGTCAAATCAAACTGCCATGAGTGGTATTCCTGCTGAAAGCAGATCACCTACTAATGTCTCTGTCGTTGTAACTACTTCTAATCCTGTGACAAGACAAGTTACGAACACAGATGTTGATGCTGTTATTGTTACTTTAACTTGGCCTCAAATACAAGTAGCAGAAGATGATGGAGATATAGTCGGAGATACAGTTGCTTACAAGATTCAAGTTCAATATAATTCTGGTGGTTTTAACGATGTTATCTCAAGTTCTGTTAGTGGCAGAACAGCAGATGCTTATGCAAGAGATCATAGAATAAACATTACAGGTGATTTTCCTGTTGATATTAGAGTGGTTCGTGTTACAGCAGATAGCACAGAAGATAATAGAGTAAATGCTTTTCAATTTACCAGCCTTCAAGAAGTTATAGATAACAACTCTTCTTATCCAAACAGTGCTTATGTTGCTTTAAGGCTTGATAGTAAACAATTCAATCGTATTCCTACAAGAAAATATCGTATAAGAGGTATAAAAGTAAGAATACCAGGAGCAGGTGCTTCCAGTTCTGGTACTCCTACTGTTGATAATGAAACAGGCAGAATAATTTATCCAAGTGGTTACATATTTAATGGAGTTATGGGTGCAGCAACTTACACTAACTGCCCTGCTATGTGTTTACTTGATTTGCTTACTAATACTCGTTATGGATTAGGAAATCATATTACAGATAATAATTTAGATTTATTTAGTTTTGTAGCAGCAAGTAAGTTTGCCAATGAAGAAGTGGACGATGGCACAGGATCAGGAGCGAAAGAAGCTAGATTTAGTTGCAATGTAAATATACAAAGTCCAAAAGAAGCATTTGCAGCAATAAATGAATTGGCAGGTGTGATGAGATGTATGCCTATATGGTCTGCTGGTGGTATAACAATATCTCAGGATAAGCCTACAACAGCCAGTTATTTATTTAACTTGGCAAACGTAGGAGAAGGTGGTTTTAATTACTCAGGAAGCAGTTTAAAAACTAGACATAGTGTTATATCTGTCAGCTATTTCAACATGGACTCAAAGGAAGTTGATTTTGAAGTTGTAGAGGATGATACAGCTATATCTAAATTTGGAGCAATAGTAAAACAAGTCAAAGCTTTTGCTTGTACATCTCGTAATCAAGCTGCAAGATTAGGTCGTGCAATACTTTTTGCTGAGCAAAATGAATCTGAGACAATTACTTTTAGCACTTCTATAGATTCTGGTATTGTTGTTAGACCTGGATCTGTAATCGAGGTCAACGATCCAGTTAGATCAGGAGCTAGAAGAGGTGGTCGTATTGTAGCTGCTTCAACAACATCTATAACTATTGATGCAGTAACGGAAACTAATATCCCTGCTTTGGGAGATAATCCAACTATTAGTGTTATTTTGTCTGACGGTACAGTTGAAACAAAGTCAATTACAGATATAAATGGTGCAGTTTTAACAGTAAATGCGTTTTCTTCAGCACCTAATACAAATTCACCTTACGTTATTTCAAGCACAACACTTCAAACACAATTATTTAGAGTCATTCAAGTTGAAGAACAAGATGATGTTAATTATGTGATTACAGCTTTAACTTATGTTGAGGGTAAATATAATTTTATAGAAAATGGAGTTGCCTTACCAACACGAAACATTTCATTACTTAATGCACCAGTTCCTTCTCCTAGTAACCTTACTGTCACGGAAAAAACTATTGTTATAAATAATATTGCTCGAAGTAAGTTAATTATTGATTGGCAACCTGTTCAAGGAGTAACTCAGTATTTAGTAAATTATAAATTTGAAAATAATAATTATGTTTCACAAATTGTATTTAGTAGTGATTTTGAGCTTTTAGATACTAAAAAAGGTGAATATACTATCGAAGTATTTTCATATAATTTATCCTTACAATTATCTACTAATTCCACTACTACAACATTTATAGCAAAAGGTAAAACTGCATTACCAGAAGATGTTTCTAATTTAACTATTGAGCCTATTAATGAACAATTTGTCAGACTTAAATTTAAACAAGCAGTAGCGGTAGATGTTCTTCACGGTGGTCGTGTTTATGTAAGGCATACTAATCAAATAGGTGGAGCTGCTAGTTTTCAATCAGCACAAGATGTTGTTGAGGCTGTTGCTGGTAATTCAACAGATGTAATCTGTGCTGCTCTTCCAGGAACTTATCTTTTAAAATTTCAAGATGACGGAGGTAGATTTAGCGTTAATCCCGCTAGTGTATCTTTATCCATTGTTGATATTCTTGATTCTATAGTCGTTAAAACTGATAGAGAAGATACAGATTCAACACCTTATAACGGAACAAAATCTAATGTTGTATTTGATTCAAATCTTGGTGGACTAAAACTTACAGATCCTGCAGCAAATAATAGTGGTACTTATGACTTTGTAGAAACTCTTGATCTTGGTGGTACATTCTCTCTTACTTTAAAAAGACATTTTCAAGGAGTTGGTTTTTATGTTGGAGATCAATTTGATAACAGAACAGATTTAATTGATACTTGGACAGATTTTGATGGAACAGTGGCAAATGATGCCAATGCTAAAATAGCTGTTAGAACTACTACAGATAATCCTTCTGGCTCTCCTGCTTATACATCTTTTAATGATTTTGCTAATGGAACATTTAAAGGCAGAGGATTTCAATTTAGAATTACTTTAAATACAGCAGATGTAGCACAAAATATGAGTTTACAGCAAGCTGGATACATAGCATCCATGCCTTCTAGAACAGAACAATCATCTGTTATAGCGTCTGGAGCAGGAGCAAAGACAGTAACATTTACAGCTCCATTCTTTGTTGGAACGTCAGCTTTAGGTAATCTAAATAATTTCTTACCTTCTGTTAATATCTCTCCTCAAAATATGGGTACTAAAGAGTTTTATGAACTTACAAATATATCTGGAACTGGTTTTACTGTTCACTTTAAAAACGAGAGTGGTGCTAGTATTGATAGGAACTTTACCTACAGTGCTGTTGGTTTCGGCAAAGGAGGGTAACATGGAGAAAAATAGTTATTAACTATGGCTGACGTAACAAATTATACAATCGAAAATGCTTCTGGGGCGAATGTCAGAATTGATCTCAATAATGTTTTTGCTGCTATCCAATCAAGTAATTCTAAATCTACTGATTTAACTGCAAGCCAGTGTGTAGCTGGTATGCCTTTTTTAAATACCACCTCAAAAATTTTAAAAATTAGAAATAGTTCCAATGGTGGTTTTACAGAAATAGGAAATATTGATCAAGCAAACTTAGGTTTACTATCTAAATCAGGTGGAACTATGACAGGTCAACTTCTTATAGATGACTCAAATAGTGCATCAACACCAGCATTAAGCTTTGACACAGATACAGATTTAGGTTTATTCAGAAAATCTGCAAATGTAATGGGATTTAGTTCAAGTGGTACAGAACAACTTACCTTTGACGGTAATGGCATAACTTTAAATAATGAAAATGAGATTAGATTTAGTGAAGCAAGTTCTAATGGAACGAATTATGTAATATTAAAAGCTCCTGCATCAGTAACTTCTAATAGAACACTGACTTTACCTGATGCTGACGGAACTATTGCATTAGCTGGATCAAGTTCAATTACGATTGGCAGTACATCTGTAACATTAGGAGGAACAATAACAGACATTGCTGGACTTGGGAATCTTACACCGTCAGCAAATAATACAAAAGATTTAGGAAGTACAAGTTTAAGATGGAGAAATATTTATACAAATGATTTAAATTTATCTAACGAAGGTAGATCTAATGACGTTGACGGAACTTGCGGAAGTTATACTATACAAGAAGGAGCAGAGGACCTTTTTTTGATTAATAGAATAAATGGAAAAAAGTATAAATTTAATCTAACGGAGGTTTTATAATGGCTTTATTTGCTAATGAAATAAATTTAGATGCAAACTATGGTTCAGAAGAAAAAGTTTTTGGAGTAAGGGTTTGGTGTCAACATAATAGTTCTCATTCTGTTTTAGGAAGTGGAGGACTTAGTTCTCTTACTGATAATGGTACAGGCGATTCAATTTTTAATTTTTCTAATACATTGCCTGATGCCAATTACTCTTTTGTAAGTGGTACAAGTCTTGGAAGTGCAGTTGCTAATCAACAGTTAATAGGTTTTAGTGCTACCAATTGCAGAACAAAAACTCGTTACTATGATTTAAACTCTTATAATTCAACAGTAACAATGATGTTAGTGAGGTAAGATGAGCAGAATTATTTATTTAAATGAAGATGGTATTGCTGCTATTATTAATCCGATTACAACTGAAATTAATTTAGCAACAGGAAAAAACTTCACTGTTGAAGAGATTGCAAAAAAAGATGTACCAACAGGAAAAAAATATAAGATAGTAGAAGATTCTGATATTCCAACAGATCGTAGTTTTCGTGATGCTTGGGTTGTTGATGAAACAAATCTTACAGATGGAGTTGGTGAATGAGTATTATTAAAATAAATATGGCGAAAGCTAAAAAAATTCATAAAGATTATATTAGATTTGCAAGAGAAGATAAACTTGCAGAACTTGATATTGAGTTTCAAAAAGCATTGGAGACAGGAGCCAATACAACTGATATTGTTGCTAAAAAACAGGCTTTAAGGGATGCACCTGCTGATAGTGCTATAGAAGCAGCTACAGATGAGGCTGCATTAAAAGCACAATGGAAAACTGATATGCTTGGTAAATCACCTTATGAATCTTCATACAGCTAATGGCAATCGAACCAGGTACATATAACTTCACCCTTCAAAGGAGGTCAGACCATAATATTCCTCTTTTGTTTAAGGACTCAAATAATGCTCCAATAAATTTAACAGGCTTTACTGTCGCAGCACAAGTTTGGGAGGAGACACGCACTACAAAATTTGCTGATTTTTCTGTTGCATATACGGATAGAGTTGCTGGATCAGTATTAATTGGTTTAACAGTTGCACAAACTACAACCTTTACTCCTGACATATTAAAATATGATGTGTTATTAATTGATTCAGCAGGAGTGAAAGAATATTATTTAGAAGGTACAATATTCATGAGTGAAGGCTACACGACAACATGAGCACTGTAAACATTACAACGGAAAAAAATACCGTTACAGTTAATGGTGAAACTAATGTAGTAACTATTGCGACTAGAGGTCCGAGAGGACCATCTTTTGCCACAAGCAGTACAGATCTTAATGACACTAATAAAGTAAATAACTCAATAGTTTACTTTGACTCAACTGCTGGTACATTTAAGGCAGATCAAACACGCACCATCGAAAACTTAGTAGACGGAGGAAACTTCTAACATGGCAAACACCTTAAGAATTAAAAGATCTACTGGATCGTCAGCACCAACTTCATTAGCTAATGCAGAATTAGCTTTTACGGAAGGAACTGAAACCCTTTTTATTGGTAAAGGTACTGGAGGTGCTGGAGGTTCAGCCACCAGTGTTATAAAAATAGGTGGTAAAGGTGGTTTCTTTGATAAAGACACAGTACAAAATGCTAATAAAGTATTATCAGGACCGACTACTGGAAGTGATGCTGCACCTACATTCAGAGTTTTAGTAAGTGATGATATTCCTTCCCTTGCTCATACAAAGATCAGTGATTTTGATACTGGGGTAAGAACAAACACCTTGTCTCAGATGGCTGCTCCTACTGGTGCAGTATCATTTAACTCACAAAAAATTACAAACTTAGCAGATCCTACAGGTGATGCTGATGCTGCTAATAAGGGATATGTAGATGGTGTTGCTCAAGGATTAAAAGTAAAGGATTCTGTTGTTGCTACAACTACTGCAAATGGTACATTATCCAGTGCGTTTGCTAATGGTGAATCCATAGATGGAGTAACACTACAAACTGGAGATCGAATATTAATTAAAGATCAAACTACTGCTTCACAAAATGGTATTTATAACGTAAATGCTTCGGGAGCACCATCAAGAACAACAGATATGGCAACTGGTTCTAACGCTGCTGGTGCCTTTGTTTTTGTAGAACAGGGAACAGTAAATGCTGAGAATGGATTTACTTGTACTTCTGATACTGGATCTGCTGTTGTCGGAACAAATAATTTAACATTTGCACAATTTTCTGGTGCTGGTCAGATAATAGCTGGTGATGGTATTGCTAAATCTGGTAATACTTTATCTGCTGATCTAAAAACTAATGGTGGTCTTGTTATTGAATCTGCAAAGATAGCCGTAAAACTTGATGCAACTTCTATTACTGGAACGCTCGCTTTGGGAGATGGTGGTACAGGTGCTACCTCTGCTACTGCTGCATTGACTAATCTTGGTTTTTCTAACTATGCAAAGACTTTGATAGATGATGCGGATGCTGCTGCTGCCCGTACTACATTAGGACTTGGTACTATGGCAACTCAAAATGCTAATAATGTTGCAATAACAGGAGGTTCTATTATTAATCTAACAACATTTGATGGTATAACCATAGATGGCGGTAGCTATTAATCTATAGGAGGTTATAGCTCATGGCTAATGTAATTAAACATAAGAGAGGATCAGGAAGTGATCCAGTTGCGAATGATCTTGTTGTAGGAGAAGTTGCGATAAGAACTGATGTTGGTAAATTGTTTACCAAGATGGATAATGGATCTGTTGCGGAGATAGCTGGTGGTGGTAGTGATATTGCAATAAATACATTAAGTTCATCTTCTGGAACAGGTGGTGGTAGTGCAACATTTAATGGATCTGCATTTAGATTCACCTTGTCTTCACCTCCCTCTGTATCAGCACAGCAGTTATTGGTAAGCATTAATGGTGTTATACAGAAACCAGTAGCAGGTACAGGTCAACCTAGTGAAGGATTTAGTGTTGATGGAACGGATATTATTTTGGGTGACGCACCAGAAACAGGAGCAGACTTTTTTATTCTTACATTTAAAAGCTTAGGAGTAAGTGAACCAGCAGATAACAGTGTTACGAGTGCAAAGATAGTAGATGGAGCGATTGTAAATGCTGATATAAATGCAAGTGCAGCGATAGCAGGTACAAAAGTTTCTCCTGATTTTGGAAGTCAAACTATAACTACAACTGGAAGGTTGCTTTTAGGAACTACTGTTGATAATAGTTTTAAATTTAAAGTTTCAGATGGTGGTGGTTTTGAATTTGCAATGTTACCTAATGATAGTGGAGTAAATAATTTTACTAATTATGATAGATCAAATAATGCATATGTACCTTTATCAACTAATGCTTCTGAGCATAGGTTTGGAATAAGTGGTGCTGAAAAAATGCGTATAGATTCGTCTGGGAGGGTTGGTATTGGTACTACAAGTCCATCAACTAAATTTGTAGTATCTAATAGTGGTGCAGAAGGTTTTGAATTTAGTCATTCTTCTGGCACTAATGAATTAAATTCTTTTAACAGAAACACTTCTGGAAGATCCCCTATAGATATTGTTGGACAAACTTTTAAAGTTATAACAGGTAATCCAAGCTTAACTACAGGGCTATTTCAAGATTCGGTTGGGAGGGTTGGTATTGGTACTACAGATCCTAGTGCATCAGATAATTTTGCTGACGATCTTACAGTAACGAGTTCTGATTCTAACGTAGGAATAACTATTCTTGGTAGCACATCAAGTCGTATTCATTTTGGAGATGGTACAAGTGGTGACGCAGATCGCAGAGGTCAGATAAATTATCTCCATAGTGATGACGCATTTGCTTTTTTAACTTCAGCAACAGAACGCATGCGTATAGATTCGTCTGGAAACGTAGGTATTGGAGCATCATCACCAGCAGGTAAGTTTCATGTTAATTTAGGAACAGATAAAAACATTGTTTATAGTGGTGGAATTGGAGAAATTGGAAATGTTGCAGGTTTTCAAACAGTTAATGATGCTCTAAGTGCTAATACAGGTTTTGGAATAAGAGCATCTGAAATAAGATTTGCAATTGGTAGCTCAGAACGTATGCGTATAGATTCGTCTGGGAACTTAAGTATAGGTGAAACTGGAGAACCAGCAGCAGGTACAGATGGTATTCAATTAAGAGCTGATGGTACAGTAAAAATGAGTTCAACAGGATCAGGTGAACGTAATGCGTTTGAATTTAAAAATGCTAATGGAGTTGTTGGAAAAATAGTTACACAAAATAGTGCTACAACTTTTTCTACAAATTCAGATTACAGATTAAAAGAAAATGTAGTTGCAATATCTGATGGTATTTCAAGATTAAAACAACTAAAACCATCAAGATTTAATTTTATAGTTAAAAAAGATTCATCACAAGATGGATTCTTGGCACATGAAGTTCAAGCCGTTGTTCCAGAGGCTATTTGTGGGCAAAAAGATGCTGTAAAAGAAGATGGTTCGATTGATCCACAAGGAATAGATCAAGGCAAGCTTGTGCCTTTACTTGTAGCTGCATTACAGGAAGCTATTGGTAGAATTGAAGCATTGGAGGCAAAGTAAATGGCACTAACACAAATCACTACAAAAGGAATTAAAGATGGAACGATAATAGGAGCAGATCTTACTACAAATGTAGATCTGGTTGATAATCAAAAGTTAAGATTTGGAACGGGCAATGACTTGGAAATTTATCACGATGGAAGCCATAGTAGAATTATTGATACTGGTACAGGTGATTTAAAACTACAAACTAATTTTCTTTCAATAGTCAATGCTGGTAATACTGAACATATGGCTAAGTTTATAGAGAACGGAGCAGTTGAGTTAAATTACGCTGGTACTAAAAAGCTTCAGACATCCCCAAGTGGTTTTCAAATGTATGGTCATTTATTTGCTGATGACAATAACATAATAAAACTTGGAAATAGTCAAGACCTACAAATTTATCATAATGGATCAAATTCTATTATTGATAATTCAACAGGAACTTTAGTAATATCAACTGATGCACAAACTTCTTACAAAGCTAATACGCATCAATTTGAAACGGCTGATGGTACTGAAACTGTAGCTACTTTTAATGCAAACGGAGCAGTAGAGCTATATCACAACAATAGTAAAAAGTTTCAGACAACTTCATCGGGAGTGACTGTAACAGGCACAGTTTCAGAAACTTCTGATATTGCCTTAAAATCTGATATTCAACCTTTAACCAATACACTTGAAAAAATACAACAGATAACAGGTTACAAATATAATCTTATAAATTCAACATCATCTTCAATGGGTGTAATAGCTCAAGATGTAGAGAAAGTATTTCCAGAACTTGTTCATGGTTCTGAAGGTAATAAAACCTTACAATACAGTGGATTAATAGGTGTATTGGTAGAAGCTGTAAAGGATCTATCAGCCAAAGTTGCATCGTTGGAAGCTACTTAATATAATATCTGTAACTATTTATTTTTTATGGCAGTCGATCCACAGCAAAAGTTGGAAGCTCTTAACTCTGAACTACAACAGGTAGTAAATAATTTTAATCAGGCAAATCAAGTTGTAGAAAACTGCAAGCAAAGGATATTTGAACTTAAAGGTGGTATTGCTGCTCTAGAAGATATTCTAAAACCAGACGAAGAAGAGACAGAATAATCTAATTATTTTTATTAATCATCTGACGTTGCATTAAGCCCAAAGTGACGTATAGAGGTGATAAGCCTATAATTAAAAATAATACGGCTATTGTCATAACAGACATAGCTTTAATTAATGCAAATTTAATCATGTTCAACAAGATAGCAAATGTTTTGAGTATCATCTCATTTGTAATGGTAGCTTCGATGAGTGGTGGAGCGTACTTTGGTTACAAGTATGTAACTTCAGAACAGTTCAAGGCAAGAGTTATGAACGAGATACTGGGCAATGTAAAAGGAATGATGCCTAATGTACTGGATAACGCATTACCAAAAACAACAGGACCCTCTATGGCTATTCCTAAGATGAAATTATGAACTGCTGGCACTGTCAAACAGAATTGATCTGGGGTGGAGATCATAGTGTTGATGAATTAAAACCAATACTTGCAGAAGAATATTCTATGGTTACAAATCTCTCTTGTCCTAAATGTGAATCTTATGTAGAGGTTTACTATCCCAATAATGACCAAGATACATCGGATTGAGATACGAGAAATAAATATTCCAAAGATACCTGTATGGGAGCTTTACGTTCCAACATTAGATGTTATCTATAAACCCAAAGTAGATATACCAGGCTGTGTAAGAGTACATAGAAATAACTTACCAAGTCTAATTGATAACGACAAAGATGAATATGGAACGTACAGCGAATGTGGTAATTTTATTATCCCGTCATTTGAACCACTGCAATATAACCCGAATGAATTTACTTACACAGAGTCCAAGACTCCTAATAAACAGGAAAAGGAATTTGTAGATTCAAAAGATCAATCAGGACAATATATACCACCAAAAGATAAAAAAGATGTATTTGTAGAATGTCCTGGTAAAAAAGACCAAAGAGTAGGAGATTTTCGTAACGAAAAGAAGCTGGAACGTGTTGTAGGGCATAAAAGAAGCGAAGATGGAACTATATGCACCACGATTTATGAAGACGTTCCCTTCAAA